GCCAGCAAGTTTAGCTTTGAAGTCATTAATGTTTGCCATTTTTTATTTCTCCTCTACTAACCTGCTACTTCGTCAAACGAAACGCCGGTTCTTGTTGCTACGAAAGACAATGTAATGAAGTTAATGCTTCTTGCTGGTTTAATGAAAATCTCAGCAATAAACTCATTTCTATCAATTACTTGTCCTGTATTGTTAGTTTCATCACACACTACTAAAAAGTCTGTGATACCTCTACGACCTTGTACTTCTCTTAAAAAAGGTTCTACAATGTTTCTAAAGTTAGCTCTTGTAAACTCATCATTGAATTCAAAGAGTTGGAATTTAGAAGCAGTTGCTATCGCCTTTTCTAAAGTGATAAACAGTCTTCTCACATTGATTCTATCAAAAGCACTTGGACTTGCAAGACCAGTTTTATCTCCAAATAATACAGTACCTTGACCTGGGAAGGTAGCTACTGGATTAATTCTTTTCGGATATAACTCATCTCTTTGTGTTTTTGTAGGATTAAATGCAAGTTTAACAGCGCCTCTTACAACACCTCTATTGAAACCTGCTGGTGAAAACCAACTGTCTGCAATAAGGTCTGTTCTAGCCGCTAAGCCTGCCATGTCACCGTTAAGTGGTACATATCTGTAAACATCATTGTATCTGTCGTACATGTATTTGTAACCACTATCAAAGAACACATATGAAGAAGATGAAATTGAACTATAAAAGTCAATCACATTATCTTTTTGTGTGTTTGCGTTAGTTACATTAACTACATCTGCTCTTTCTGGCGAAGCGAAAACTACACAGTCTTTTCTTGCCTCTGCAATTGTAATTAAGTTTTCTACATGAGTTGAATCACACTTACCAGAAATGATAAGACCAACATCAACTGTTTCACTATCAGCAAACTTGTCGTAAGCTGTTTTTAGTTGACCAGTTGTAACGGCAGAACCGTCAGAACCACCTGAAAGTGATTCATTACTTGGTGTATCTACTGCTGTAAATGTAGTTCCAGAAGCTGCATTACCCCAGTTTGAACCTGAAGAATGATGTTTTGTCCACCAAATATATCTTGATTTAGTGTAGATAACATTTGGATAATAGTTATCATCTCCTTGCGGAGTTTTTGCGTCTGAAGCTTTAGAAACTTTTGAATAAGTTTCCAAGATTTGACCTGGAACGCCTGAAATTGAACCGTCTTCATCAACTACTACAATGTGAATTTCGTCATTCGCACCGCTTCTAGTTGAAGTCCAATCAGATGTACCTGGAGCACCGTCAACAGCGTCATAGTATCTCCATCTTCGTCTTACATTCGCACCGTCAGTAATGGTTCTTTTTAGTCCACCAGAACCTCTTGGATGTTGTACGATTGTTAAGTCGTTAGTTGAAATATTAGTAACTCTGTATTGTTCTCCATCATCATAATCGTTTGTAGCAGCTGTAGTTGAAAATGAAATTACATCTCCAACATTTAGGTTTGCACCTGCTGTTACTGTTATTGCTGTGTCACCTACTGTTGTACTTGCGTCATTGACAGTAGTTGCTCCTTCTTCCTCAAATGCGGCTGCGTTCGGACAAGTTGCAACAAGCAATGTGTTACCATATGCTCCTGCTTCTCTAGCAACAAATGTTGCGTTACCGGCTGCGCCACCTGAGGCATAGTTATTCGTCCAATCTTCCGTATTCTTTACTAAAACACCTGTTCCAGATGTTGAAGCATTTACTTGTGAAGTTTGGTTTGCTCGTACTACCCGTAGAGTATTAGAATATTGTAAAAAGTTAGCTGCGCTGAAAAAATACTCGAAGTTATTTACATCAGGTTTACCAAAAGTTTCTACTAATTCTTGCTCGCTAGATATACTTACTATTTCGTCTAAAGGTCCTTTTGTGAATTGACCAGCAACTGCACCTATAGATGTTGAAACAGCAGGAATGATACTAGTTAAATCTCTTTCCTGTACGAGAACACCTGGTGATACTTGAAATGCCATAGGTTATCTCCTTTAATTAGCTAATTACCTTGTTATTTTTCATTTTAAAATATTCAAACTTCGTATTATTCATACGCCCATATTCAAACTTTGTCATTACAGATATTTATAAGACCTGCAATTTACAGTCCTTTTCTTACAACAGGATGCCACACCGTACCATATTCATCAACCTCAGATTTTAACTCATCTGGTTGACCGTCATCTACAAAACCAAAAGGCGCCATGTCCTGTTCGATTAAAGCCTGTTGTTCAATATATAATTGATTTCGTATATTTGAGTTAGATAACTCTTTAAAATACTGTTGGTTTGTCAACCAACCAAATATGACTAGACACATCATTAAATCGTCATTACAACCCTCCTCCGCCATCCAGGAGTTACCACGCCTACTAAATGTTGACATCTCCTCTATGAGTTGAAAGTCATTTATAATCAATTTATCACTTTCTATCAATGTCTTAATACTAGATGTACCTAATGCTTTAATCTGTTTAGTCATACGAACACCCATAGATGTACCTCTACCACTAAACATTGCACCTAATATTTGACCAGCTCTACCTCTTTGTGTTGTCATTAAGACATTATCGTATTCTAATTCCATTTGTAATATTTCAGCCACTTGTTGGCCTATATCATTAACCTCTGTTAGAATATGAGCTCTGTTATAACCTTTACAAACTTGTTCAATAATACTTGGAAAGATATGAGGTTTAACTTCATTGTTTTTATAAGTTGCAACAATCTCATAAGGTATTTTAGTACAATCTAAAACTGTAAAGGCAGAATAATCTCTACCTGTACCACGAGCAACATCAACAGTTGTGACATACAAATGGTCTTTTTCGGGTCGCTTAAACATTTGTAAACCATTTTTACTTTCAATCGAAGGAATGTACGGGGTCGTCTTAATTTTTGCTGGTGAGATTAATGTATCTACACTTCCTAAAAACTCACATTCAAACTCTTGTGAAAATTGCTCGGGTGAGGTATTTCTTATAGTGGTTTCTTTCCACTTTTCATCTCTGCCTGGTACCTCTGACCAATGTACCTCAATAGGCACATAATCATTTTGTTTATTAATTGCGTCTTGCCACAATTTGTAGTACATATTCATACCATGTGGTGTAGATACAATTATCATCTTTGTTTTTTTACCAGATGAGATTGTAGGATAAACTGAGCTAAAAAACATCTCGGCAATATTAGCCGGTACGAAAGCAAACTCATCAAGGAAGATTATGTTAAATGAACCACCTCGAATTGCACTTGAAGATGTTGCAGCCGCCACAATTGTGGATTTATTTTCTAATTCAATGTTACCTTTGTTCCAATTAATAACTCCTTGTTGCATCCACTTTGGTAAGTTTTCATATGCAAGTTGAAGTCTTCCTAATATATCTCTGGCAGTAGATGATTTGTTTGCTAGAATAGCAATATTAGAGTTAGGATTAAATAAGGCATAATGTAATAGATATGATATAGTAGTGGTAGATTTACCCGATTGACGAGGTAATTTACAAATTGTGAAACGATTGTCATGTATAGTCCTTACGATATGTTTTTGAAAGTCCCACATTTTAAATGGAACAAGGCCTTCGTCAAGTGAAACCACTTGAACATAATTCATCATAAAATAGATAGGGTCTTTTTGACACTTTCTATATTCCTTAATATTATCTTTTGTAAACTCAACTGGAGTGTTTACTTTTTTAAGATTTGGATTGCCTAAGTATGCGTCAGTCATATTTTATTTTGCTCCAGGATTATGTAAACCTATCCAACCTGTAATAATTGTTTTCTCTTTTGTTTGACTAATAACACCTCTATGTGTATGTGTCCAATCAGCTGGCCATATTAATGTTAAATTTTTTCTAGCTTTAACTTCACACTTTTGATTTAAAAATTCTGTACCACCATCTTCAACATCATTTAAATAAGTCATAAAAACTAATGACCTACGCCATGATGTATGGGTATCTGCCATTCTCTCATAATGCCATCTATAAAAACCTTCGCCTTTTTTATAGTGTTGTATATTAAATGGTTCAGTCCAAAACCAACTTAAATATTGGGTTGTTGCTAATTCACCTGCGATTGTCAAAGTTGTGCTGGTCATAGTTGGAATAAATTCGTCAACATAAGTTTTAATACACTTATCAACTTCATTCATATAAGAATAAATTGGTTCAAATATATTAGTATCAGGATTTATAGCAAATTCTGTGCATTGTTTATTATTTGGATCCATATTAGTTGGTTTAATATGTTGTGGGTGTGCAAAAAAGAAATCTCTCATTGCATTACACACATTATCATCAATATAATATCCACCTATAAATGTACTCTTAGGTATTTCAAGTCTTTTCATAAATTATAACTCCTTCAATATGAGTAAATCCCATTTTAACAGCCGCCTCAATACGACTACTGCCTTTATAAACAAAATACTCTTTATCATAATTTGGATTTGTATCGTGTTCTATTTCAACACAGTTTAACATTTCATTACCATCAAGTATATCTTGTAACATTATGCCATTTTTGACATAACTTAATTTACTTATCTGAAATGTCTGTTTCTTCGGGTGTTGTTGTTTTGCCTTCAATAATTTTTTCATCATCTTTTTTTAACATCTTTTGTAATTCAGCAGTTGAACCAACAAACAATGCGTTCTTAATATTATTACTAGCAGATTTGGGTAATTCTTTTAAGTCTTTTAATTTTTTATTTAAGTCTTGTAACTTATCTACAGTATCAGCAACATTCTTAATACCTGCTAATGCCACTTCGTAAGCTCTAGGATGCTGGCCTTCTTTTGCAACATCTAAAATACCTTCAATTGCTTCTTGTCCTTTTTCTATAAGATTATAGTAATACTCTCTACTATTTTTGTGGTCGTTATCGACATCTTCTTTATCTTTTTCTTCCGTTCTTGCAACAGGAGCTTTAAACTCCTTTTCTTCTACAACGGGAGTTTTAGCAGGTTCTAAACCTAAAATTTCATTTACTTTATCTTCTATTGCCATATAACTATTTATCTTCTCTAATTTTAGTAATTAATTGTTTATGAGTTATCAGATTATATGATTTTATTTTATTTAAAATATTTTTTTCCATTAAATTTAATTTATTTTTATAAGCGTTTGACAACATATGATATTGTCTTTTTATACTATCTTTGTTTAATAATTCTAAACCATTTAAAACATTTATCCAGTTCATAGAAGAAAATAATCCCCAGCTGTTATTAAAATGTTCATCTAAAGGCAATCTAGTTTTCCATATTTCTAATTTTTCTTTTAATGTATCTGGTGCTTCAACATTTTTTAAATCTTTCCAAAAGTCTGTATCATTTCTTTTACACATATAATGTAAGAAAACAAAATCTCTGACATTAATCATCATATTCTCAACTTCTCGATTATATTCTTTAACATTGGCTTGATTATAATTGTGTATTCTATTAGCCAACATAAATGATTGTTGAATGGTCATACCTATAGATGAAGCTTCTAAAGGTTCTATAAAGTTTGCACTAAGCCCTACTGATAAACAGTTTTTTATCCACACATTTTTTAAATAACCAGGCTCATAGTTTATTTCTCTTTTAATATCTAAATCTTGTTTGAATACATCTTCTAATTCTTTTTTTACATTATCAACATTTGTATAATTATTATTGTAAATGTATCCGTTGCCGTGTCTACCCCAAGTTGGTATTCTAAAACGATAACCATATTTCATGGCTTGAGATAGTGTAAATAAATTGTAATTTTCTGTATCACCTGTTGGAAACACTACAGCTGAATTTAATGTTAAATATTTTTTGTGTGATACCCACTCCGCACCCATTTTATTAATTAATAATTTTTTAAAACCAGTACAGTCTATATAAAAATCTGATTTATATCCACATTTATCACTATGTATATTTTCTATCTCACCGTTTTCATTTAATTTAATATCTGTAATTATATCGTCAACAACTTTAATACCACGCTGTTTAGATATTTTTATCATAAATTTATTTAAACTGACAGCATTAAAATGATATTGATTCAAAATATAATCATTAAACATATTTTCAGGACATAAACCTTTATAAAAATAATCTTCAGCAATTAATTCTTTATCTTCAGCCAAAAGTTTCAAGTACATATGTTTATCACAGTCGCTAAAATCATAAGCGCCGTGCATATAGTCCTTACCACCCCAGTCTGTAAATAACAATCCACATTTTAAAGTAGCGTCACACTCTTTTATAATTTCTTTTCTATCTAATCCAATATAATCAGAAAAGATACCCCAATGTTCAGTTGTACCTTCGCCAACACCAATAGTACCTATCTGGTCTGACTTGACAACTGTAATATTAATATTTTCTTGGAATTTTTGTTTGAGAATTAATGCTGATATAAAACCAGCGGTTCCGCCGCCAACAATAGTTATAGAGTTTACTTTTTTCATATATTATACCACATTATAATTAATAATACATCTATCATTTCCGTTTTGTGGTTGAGCAGCTGTATGCCAATAAAAACCATCAAAAATAACTACTCTACCTTGCTTTGGCATTACTCTAGTTTTTTCAGTTAAATCATTATTTTTTGGAATATTTTTATCATCTGTATATTGTTCATTATAAATTACAGTTTCACCGTCTGCATCTTTTACATAATATAAAACTACCATATGTTTAAAATCCCTCAAATCTACATGAGGCATATCTAAATCATAATTTTTTAAATTTAATGATAATTGT